TAGTTCATTCAAAAAGGCTTTAAGAGCTTCAGCGTCATCTCTATCGAGGTAATCATCTCCGTACTCAATCGCACATACAAAGTGACTAGGAATTATGTAATTGTACTCTTTAAATTGTGACATAATTATCTCCGTTCTTGATTAAGTAAATAGTTTCACCCAAAAAGCCGCAGTAAAGCGGCTTGATTGGTTAATATGTGAGATAGGTTAGTCGCTATACATATCGATAATTTCATCTGCTGAATAATCAGGAATATATGAACTAACCATCTGACCATTTTTATAAATGAAAGGATGACTGAAACGTAAGTGATTATCTTCAATGTCAACTTGTGAATCTTCATTGACACAATTTACATTCACGAAACCATCTGAAACCATTTGATTAAATCGGTTAATGATCGATCGCTCAATTTCTGAATCGTTT